AGCCATTGCAACTAAGATTGTGGCAGCTGATAAAAAGACTGAAGGACAAGAAGGATTCTTATCTCCATTTGAGAAAGAACAATTACTTAGAGATTTGGAAACTACTAAAGAAGAAGTTGAAAGAGTGGATGATTTAGAATTTGAGATGGAAGAACTAAAAAAGAAAATGAAGTAATATGGGATTACAAAATTCAAGCGTATCGGCTGTACAAGCAGCACAAGGTTCAGCAGTAGATGGAGCTAAATCACAAGGTGTAGTTTATAGTGTAATATTAGATGAAACGCATCCATATTTAAAAAATAGAGAAGATACTAAAAATAAAGAATCTATTTTTATTGGAGCAATTCAATATAGATTAACAGGCCAACCATCAACTGATGAAGCAAGTTTACCTATTGCGTATCCAATAGATAAAAATTTAAAAACACTACCAGTAAAAAATGAATCGGTAGAGATTATAAAAGGTGCTGGTGGTACAACGTATTATAAAAGAATAGGACCTGAAGTATCTCCATTTGTAGATGCTGACCCAAATAGTATATCTAAATTATTTAATCCAGTAGAAGCAACTGAAAATAAATCAAAAGAATACGCTAAAGTACAATCTACGGGAATCGCTAGAAGTAATACAGATGAAACTTCAAAATATAATGGATATGGTGATTACTTTACATATGAAAAAGGTATTCACAAATTAAAATTATGGGAAGGTGATACTTTATTTGAAAGTAGATTTGGACAATCAATTAGATTTTCTGGATATAATAACGATGTAAAGAAATATTCTCCAGTAATCATAATAAGAAATGGTGAGAATGCAGATTCTAAAAAACTATTAGAAAGTCAAGTAACTAACGAAGATATAAATAGAGATGGTAGTATAATAGCTATGACATCTGATAAATTTCAATTAGGATTTGTTCCGGGTAAAGTTGATGATAAAGGTAAAGGTGATTTTGAAACAAAGCCTGAATCATTTGAAAATTATCCTGATAAGTTGGTTGGTGACCAACTACTTTTAAATTCAGGTAGAATAATTTTATCAGCAAAGACTGGTGAAATGATGTTTTACTCTAAAAAGAATTATGGATTTATTTCAGATGGTGCAATGTCTATTGATAATAAAGGTGGTATTGATATAAGCGTTAAAGATAATATTCATATTGTAACAAACAATAGAGATTTTGCAATTCATAGTGGTAAGGGTTCTATATTTTTAGGAGATACTGAATTAGAACCATTGGTTAAAGGAAAGAAGCTAGTAGAACTATTAGCAGAACTATTAGATGCAATAGTTGCACAAAATTACCTAACACCTTCAGGCCCATCTAAAATAGGACCTGAAAACTTACCAACTTTTAGTAAAATAAAATCCAAACTAAATGATATTTTAAGTAAATTAAATCAAACATCTTAATATGGAAAATTTAACTGGACAAGCAACATCAACAGCAACAACGGCAGCTGGAAATGCTCAAGCAGCCGCAACATCTGCAGTTGGAAATGCACAATCAGCTGCAACATCAGCAGTTGGAAATGCAACATCAGCTGCAACAAATGCGGTAGGTGATTTACAATCAAAAATACCAAAACCACCCGCAGTACCACAATTGCCTAAGTTACCAAACGTACCACAATTGCCTGGTGTGCCTGAATTTAAACAAAAGGAATTACCAATACCAAAGAAACTTAAAAATAATAAATTCAAAGATAAGTTAGCAGCTGCATCTGAAAAAGCAAAACAATTAGTAGCAAAGGGACAAGCAGCTGTAGCTGGTGCACAAGCTAAAGCACAAGCAGCTATAACTGGAGCGCAAGAAAAAGCACAAGCGGCGGTAGCAACTGCACAAGAAAAAGCACAAGCTGCAGTATCTAATGCACAAGATAAAGTAAAGCAAGGAATTGCAAGTGCAGAAGAAAAAGCAACTGCTACGGCTGAAAAAGCTAAACAAAGTGCGCAGGATGAGATTAAAAAAGTTCAAGAAGGAAATGGAGGTAAACCATTGACAGAAGTAGAAAAAGATAAAATCATAATAAATAAAACAACAGAAGCTGCGGAGAAGGATGCAAAGCCCACACAAGATGCAGCTAAAGCAGCTATTGAAAAATCAAATCAAACGATAGGTAAACCTGATTTAACTGAAACTCAAAAATTCGTAGAAACATACGAAGGGTTGGATACAGGTAAAAAATTCTATTTATTTATTCAACGAGACAAAGAGGGATTTTATATAACAAGTGCATATAAAAATCAAAATAAAACAGGATTTATAAATGGTACTTCTTATATAAATACAGATGCAGATAGAGCTCTTAATGCGCTTAAAGGACACATAGATACCAGTTTAGATGTTTAAAATAATTAATTATGTCTTGGCAAACATTTAAAGATAACATATTAAACCTTTCCAATAGTCCAGAAAGTATTGCGGATGTGGATATTGTAGCAAAAACATATGCTAATGAATATGATGCTGCAATTAAAAGAGGAAAAGATTCACTTCATCAAATATCTTTACAAAAAGGAAATGTTGAAGCTATGACTCAATTGTTCAAAGCAGCTTTATTAAAAGGACAAACATCAACTGCACCATATGATTTAGTTGGTGAGATGGGTAAAGGTGTAATTGCATATTGGAGTGGGGCAACGATGAATAATTTTCCAACACCTATCATACCCGCAACTGGAGCAACATCAAACGTTTCTGTTGTAACTAATATAGTAGTTAATCCGGGTCAATGGACTCCACCAATAGCATCTCCATCAATACCAACGCAAGATTCGGTTGATGCTGAAGAAGCAGCTGCTGTTGAAAGGGATATCAATGAAGAATATCCATTGAGTCAAGCAGCATACGAAGCACAATTCGCAAGTGAGGAAGATGCTATGGCAAATAATAGTCAAGTTAGTGAAGCAGAAGCTTTAAATTCAATTAAGGAATATAAATCTGAACTTAATAATTCCGATGATGATGGTGTAATATTAGGAGAAGACCCACCACTTGGTGAAAGTGGTAGTCTTGATTTTGGCACTGGGCCCGTATCGGTAGCAGGTACTAGTGGTACTAGCGGTGGTGGTGATGGGCCCGATAAACCAAAACCAGTATTAGTTGGAAAGGGTGATGAAGCTTTATTTAAAAAATGTGGAAACGGATATTGGCCAGCAAAAGGTACTCCGGGTAATTTTGAAGTAAGTACTACTGAAAAAGGAAAATGCCCTAGATATTGGTATAAACAAAATCCAGAATACCTAAAGGCCAATTGTACAGAACTTATGTTCCCAACTAAGGGTGGTGGTAAAAAAATACTGGTTCATAAAAATTTAGCAGCAATCATAAAGCCGGCTATTGAAAAAATAAAAGCACAGGGATTAGAAAAATATATTGAAAATTGTGCTGGCGGACTTGCGGTTAGAAATGTAACTTGTGGTACTAGATTCTCAAACCATGCTTGGGGAACTGCGATAGATATGAATACTTCTGTGTATCCATATGGATATAATTTTAAAGATGATGGGATATATAGTGGTAAAACTAAAGTTAGAGATTTAAATGAGTTTGATAAAGGATTTCAGAAAGTAGCAGCAATATTTAAATCACAAGGAATGACGTGGCTAAGTCGTAATGACCCTATGCACGTTTCTATATATGAATAAAAAATTATAATATGTCAGTAATTCCACCAACAAAAAAAACATCTGTTATAGTAGATGATTTTATATCATATGCTACACTACATCTATCTACTGTAAGTGGTGTTATAAATACAATATCATTATATCCACCAATTGGAACTCCGGGACCTGGTATAATAAATTGGACTGGATATATGGTTACTCCTGCAAAACGTGGAGAGGCTGGGGATTTTGATTCCGAAGAAGCAGCTGCAATTGAGAGGGATATTAATGTAGAATACCCAGCCAGTCAGGCCGCTTATGAAGCTCAATTTGAAAATGAAGAAGATGCTATGGCAAATAATAGTCAGGTTACTGAAGCAGAAGCTTTAAATTCAATTAAGGAATATCAATCTGAACTTAATGGCGATGATGGGGTAGTATTAGGAGAAGACCCTCCGCTTGGTGAAAGTGGTAGTCTTGATTTTGGTACTGGACCAACATCAGGAACAGCAGGTACTAGCGGCGGTGGAGGTGGTGGTAATAATGAACCCGATAAACCAAAACCAAAAATAACAGGTAAAGGAGATGATGCTTTATTTAAGAGGTGTGGAAACGGACATTGGCCAGCAGCCAAAAATGCAGATGGTACTTTTAAAGTAAACAGTACTGAAAAAGCTGCTAGTAAATGTCCAAATTTTCCTAGAACTTGGTACGCTACCAATAATCAATACTTAAAAGTTAATTGTACTGAAATTATATTTCCAACTAAGGGCGGTGGTAAAAAAATACTGGTTCATAAAGACTTGGCAGCAATTGTAAAACCTTGTATTGAAAAAATAAAAGCACAAGGATTAGAAAAATATATTGAAAATTGTGCCGGTGGGTTAGCTATTAGAAACGTAACCTGCGGGGCCCGATTCTCAAACCATGCTTGGGGAACTGCTATTGATATGAATACATCAGTATATCCATATGGGTACAATTTTAAAGCAGATGGAATTTATGAGGGTAAGACAAAAGTTAGAGACCTTAACGATTTTGATAAAGGGTTTCAAAAAGTGGCTGCAATATTTAAATCACAGGGAATGACATGGTTAAGTAATAATGACCCTATGCACGTTTCTATATATGAGTAGAAATATAACCTTTTCAGGTTAAATCTCAAAAATACTTAATTGAAATATTTATAAACATAACAAAACAATATATGGACACAGATAAACTATTAAAAGCTATACAAATCCTTATAAAAGAGGAATTGAAGGAGCAATTACCTGCGTTAATCAAAGAATCCGTACAAAAGGAAGTAAAAAGATTATTAAGCGAAGGTAAACAACCAGTACAACCTAAAAATACTGGATTATCAATGGCTAAGGCTATGATGGAGGATGAAACAATTGTAGAATCAATTGAACAAAAGGTAGTACCGCAAAAGCAATTTAGTAAAAACCCAATGATTAACCAAATTCTTAATGAAACAAGAGGAGGCCTCCCACAGGGTGATGGTGGATTCCGAACAATGAATTTTGGACAAGGTGATATGGGTTCAATTGCAGGTAGAACCGCAGTGGCTGATAAAATGGGTTATGGTGATTTAGCAAAAGGACCTTCTCCAACTGGATTGGGTGTGAATACTGGAGTACCCGAATTAGATAAAGCATTGAATAGAGATTATTCAGAACTTGTAAAAAGATTTAAAAAGAAGTAATGGCAATTGTATTAGGACAAAAATTAGTACAAGATACTAAAAAGTATGAAGATTATGCGATAGGTATATCATTACCAATCCAAATCGGCAATACTGCGTTCAATCAAACCTTTACAACTAATGAGCAAATAAAATCAAATGTAAAAAATTTACTATTAACCAAAAAAGGTGAAAGAGTAATGCAACCTGCGTTTGGTAGTGGATTACAAGAATTATTGTTTGATTTTAATGATGATACTTTACCTGGTAAAATTGAAGATGCTATAACAAATGCATTGGAACAATGGTTACCATATGTTACAATAGAACAAATAGATGTAGAAAGTACAAATAATAACAGAGATAATAATTTAATTAATGTGTCTGTAACATTTGGATTGTTAAATCAACCTGACTTAAATACTGTATCTTTCACAATAGCAGCTTAATAAATAAAAAATGGGAATAACTGTAACAAATAAAAATTTTAAAAATAAAGGAAAGGATATAAAATATCTTGATAAAGATTTTATTGGATTTAGAAATAATCTAGTAGAGTTTGCAAAAAGTTATTTCCCAAAAACATATTCTGATTTTAATGAATCTTCTCCTGGTATGATGTTTATAGAAATGGCATCATATATAGGTGATTCATTATCTTATTATATTGATGATACATTAAAAGAATCATTAATGGTATATGCTGAAGATATAAAAAGTGTATTAGCATTATCACAATATTTAGGATATAAACCAAAGGTATCATCGCCAGCAATTACAACAATATCAGTTTATCAGTTAGTTCCATCAATTGGAACTGGAGTAAATAATTTACCTGATACAAAATATTTTTTAAGAATTAAAGAAGGATTACAATCCGCATCAACAAGAGATGGTATATTATTTAGAACAACAGACGCTGTTGATTTTTCTGATGCAAATGGTAGAGAAGTTAGTGTTTACCAAAGAGATTCTGCAACTGGAGAACCAAGCTTTTATTTAATTAAAAAATATGTACAAGCAATATCTGGTGAGTTGGTAGAGAAAGTAGTTACATTTAGTTCATATTCTCCATTTGAAAAAATAGTATTAGATGAAACTAATGTTATTCAAATATATGATTGTAGAGATAGTGGTAATAACAAATGGTATGAAGTTCCATATTTAGCACAAGAAATGGTTTTTGTAGATGTACCAAATACAGAAGTAAATGATGCAGATTTGTATCAATTTAAAACAACTGTACCATACATTTTAAAAACAATAAAAACACCAAGAAGATTTGTTGCAAAAGTAGATGAGGAAAGTAGAACTGTTATTCAATTTGGAGCTGGTGACCCAACCGCATCTGATGAACAATTAATTCCAAATCTTAAAAATGTTGGATTAGGATTACCAAACTCTATTAGTAGATTAGATGAATCATTTGACCCAACAAACTTTCTAAAAACAAAAACATACGGAACATCGCCAGCAAGTACAACAATGACTGTTAGGTATTTAATTGGTGGTGGTGTTAAATCAAATGTAGCAACTGGTCAATTGACTAGAATTAGTAAAATAGAATTTGATGAAGATACTCAAGCATTGACTGATAGTGAAAGAGCAATTTACGAAGCAACAAAAAACTCTGTAGCTATTGATAATGAAGTAACTGCTGCAGGAGGCAGGGGTGGTGAGACCGTTGAAGAAATTAGACAAAACGCTTTGGCAAATTTTGGTTCTCAAAATAGAGCAGTAACAGCAAAAGATTATCAGGTAAGAGTTTTATCTATGCCTGCAAAATTTGGAGCAGTTTCAAAAGCATACGCTGTAGCTGATGGTACAATAGATAACAATTCTCCAGCATCTATATTAGCATCTCCAAACAATTTACAGGAGTTTACTGATTTAGTAATGAACTTTGTTAATATGCCTGATAGTGAAGAACCATCGGAACAATCAATAAAGCAAGATATCACACAATATTTAATTGGAAAGACTTCAAATGAAAATGAAAAGAATAATCCTTTTGCAATTAATTTATATTTGTTAGGATACGATTTATTTGGAAGATTAGTACCACTTAGTAGAGGTGTTAAAGAAAATGTAAAGACTTATTTAAATGAGTATAGATTATTAACCGATGGTATTAATATTAATGATGGATTCATTATAAACATAGGTATTGAATTTGAAATATCAGTTTATCAGAATTATAATAAGAGTGAAGTATTAGCAAAATGTATTGCAGAATTAAAAGATTATTTTAACATTGATAATTGGCAATTTAATCAAACAATAAATTTGAGTGAAGTTGAATTATTAATAGCAAAT